TCCCGTGGAGCCGCGCAATTCCTCGCGTTTGATGGTGCTTGACCCCGTGGAAAAGACCATGGAGCATCGTCATTTTTATGACCTCAAGGAATATGTGGAACCGGGCGACACGCTTATCTTCAATGATACCCGCGTTATGCCTGCCCGTCTTATCGGTCATCGTGACCAGACAGGCGGCAAGGTGGAAGTCTTCCTGCTGCGCCGGCTGGATGCAACCCATTGGGAAACCTTGGTCAAGCCGGGCAAGAAGGCTAAGCCGGGCTATAAAATCAACTTCAGTGATGAATTGAGCTGTCTTGTGACCGACCATACGGATTTCGGCGGCCGCATTGTGGAGTTCCATTATGAGGGCGTTTTTGAGGAAATCCTTGACCGTCTAGGCGAAACGCCTCTGCCGCCGTACATCCATGAAAAGCTGGAGGATAGGGAACGCTATCAGACGGTCTATAATCGGGAACAGGGTTCGGCGGCAGCGCCGACCGCCGGCCTGCACTTCACCAAGGAACAGATGCAGGAACTCAAGGATATGGGCGTAAATCTGGGCTTTGTGACGCTCCATGTAGGTCTGGGCACGTTCCGTCCGGTCAATGTGGAAGATATCCAAAAGCACGATATGCACAAGGAATTCTACAATGTGCCGGAGGAAACGGCGAAGCTCATTATGGATACGAAAAAAGCCGGCCACAGGGTTATTGCCGTAGGCACGACCAGTATCCGCACACTGGAATCCGCTGCGGACGGCATCGGAGAAATCTCGGCCAAGAGTGGCTGGACGCAGATTTTCATCTATCCGGGCTATGATTTCAAGATTGTCGATGCCATTATTACCAACTTCCACCTGCCTAAGTCCACGCTGATTATGCTGATTAGCGCCTTTGCCGGACGGGAGTTTGTGCTCGATGCCTATAAGACGGCTGTGGAAATGAAGTATCGCTTTTTCTCCTTTGGCGATGCTATGTATATCTCAGTACAACAGCCCAAGGAAGAGCGGGACAGGGAGCTGGCAGCACTCGAAGCTTCCCATCAAAAAGATGAATAAATACCATAAAGCACCGACGGTCAAGGACTGCCGGTGCTTTTGTCTTTTATAGTGAGTATTCAAATCTATGTATTTGGCCATTGGTAAATTCAAGCTCGATAATCCTGCCATTGCGTACACTGATACGAGACACTATGGCATTAACGAAATCTTTCAGTATGGCAGCATCTGTTTGAGTGGCGAGCTGTTCAAAGTCAATGCGGCCTTTCTGCAATGCGGTATTCATAAAAAATTGGGCAGCTTTTTGTACAAATATCTCCTCGGACAAATTGGTGGCAAAGATGGAGCTCTTGCGGATGGCCTCGAGCTCTCCCTTGATGCGCGTAATATTATCTTCCAGGGCTTTCTTTTGCTGCAGGAATTCGGCCTGTCCCATGGCATCATCCGCATACAGGAATAGATGCTTCAACCGGTCAAGGGCGCGGGTGTTCCTATCCAACTCTGCCTGCAGGTTTTCATCTTTGCGTTTATCTGCTTCCGGGCCATGTCTATTTTTTATCGGCTGGTATTCAGTGGTACAAGTAAGGTTATCTATCAGTGTGGTACGGATGCTGGCGAGTGTGGCAGGGGAGATGGCTTTTATTTCGCGGAAGGTGTCACCGCGCAGTAAGGTGCTGCAGATTCGACGCATCTGCCAGCGTGGTGAAAACGCCTTTTTTAGTCGGATCATGTTGCTGATGTAGTTGAACACAAAGTTGCCAATGGTTATATCGGTGACATACTTATTATCGCAAAGTGCCTTCTGCCGTCGGCCGCTGCATTGGTACATCGAAGGCCGGTATCCGGAAGCCAGCGTCCGGCTGAGAGAAGCGAAGTAGTTGTCCCCGCAGTTGCCACATTTTATCAGCCCAGCGAAGATGTGAACATTTTTTCGCTGGGAGTGGGTGGCTTTTCCCTGCAAGCGGCGGTTCTTGGTCAGCCAATAGTCGATGTTATCATATTCTTCCTGAGTAAATAAAGCTTCATGATGTTTGCTGCACATGACCCAGTCTTTTTGGTCTTTGAAGGTAAAAGTACCTTTGGATTCATTTCTATAATTGTAGCGGTATGTACCGCGATAAAAAGGACTGCGTAGAATAATTGCTACGGTCTGAGGCGTCCAGCCATAGCCACGGCGTGTGCGGCGACCAATGGCATTGAGCTCATGGGCCGTGCCCGTAATGGAATGAAGACGCAGGTAGATGTTTTTCATTTCATGGACTACCTTGGCCTCATCTTCACGGATGGAGAACGAATCTGTTTCCTTGTCATAGCTGTACCCAAAAGGCACGCGGCCGCCATTCCATTTCCCTTCAGTGGCCCGAGCGTTCATCGTGGACATGACGCGCTCGCTGGTCATATTGCGTTCCAACTCGGCAAATACCAGGACAATCTTTAGCATGGCTTCGCCCATGGCCGTGGAAGTATCGAATTGCTCGTTCTTGGACACAAAGGTTACGCCCAAATTCTTGCATTCGGCATACATAGAGGCAAAGTCCAGCAAATTACGGCTGACACGGTCAATCTTCCAAACCAGCACATGAGTGAATTCGCCTTCCTTGATGCGTTCCATCATTTCCTGATATGCTGGTCGGTCAGTATTCTTCCCTGAGTATCCCGCATCTTCGAAAACCTCGTAGTCTTCAATATTGAGGGCATACTTCGCGTAGTTAATCATATCGCTCCGCTGCATCGGCAGGGAGTCTTTGTCTACCTGATGAATGGTAGATACACGGCAGTATATCGCCGCTTTCTTTGCTCTTGGCATAGAGCCAGCCTCCTTTCGGAGACTGTCAGATGTTCTATCCCCATTGTAGCAAATAAAAAATTCCCCAACGCACGCGGATATGTGTGTTGGGGGAATATTGACATGTGAAGAAAACGCTGTCCATCCCGTATTGGCTCAATGTCGAGGCTGAATGTCAGGGGATTAACTTCTCTCGTACCTTACAGAATGTGATTAAGCAGCAGTTGAATATTGCAACGTAAATAAACAAGCCGTTCCTGTGTGGGGCGGCTTGTTTATTTATATGTATTACATATGGTGCGGACACGCTCGATTTCATTCCCAATAACCGCTGCTCAGTCCTACAGCAAAAATATCCAGACATGTCTTGCTAAGTTAATCGTAGAACTGGAATCTGGTGGAGGAGAGGAGTACGAACTGATTGATGTGTAAAAAAGGTCTGGTCGTGCGTGGAGAGGTCGCCTCCTTTTGCAAGGAGAACGTTTAGGGAAAATTGGAAGTAATGGATTAGTGAAGGTAAAGGCAATATATAGTGGCGAAGGTGAATGTATTGACAATATGCAGTATCTTGACTCTTTGCACCAATCATGTATAATAGTCATAGAGGAACTTAGTTGCGGGTTGTCTATATAGGGAACTTAGTAACGGGTTGCTTACACATAGGATTGAGAGAGTACTTTAGAATAGGTGTTGCATATAGTAGCACTGACAGTCTGGGTATTCGTAGGAGTTGCACCCTCTAACGAGTTAGAGGGTGTTTTTATTTCCAAATTTCAACCAATCGTATATACGTATTAATCGTCTAAAATTGGTTTTTAATGTTGTATTATCACAATCAAATACATTAGGGTTAGAATGTATAAATTGCTTTAAGTACTGTTCTAATGTTTCTAAATCTAATTCGTTTTCATATAAGTGTGCAATCAATGACATTATTTTAGAGTCATCATAACTATAATTTGCGATGATGGATTCTATTGAACGCTTACAGTGCATATCTTGATGACGGTATTTTATAATTGTATTAGATAATAACTCATCGAAGCATGTTATTCGCTTTATGTTGGGATAGTTATTTTTAGCTCTTGAAAGATATTTGTATATAGGCAATTTGTTTGTTTGCCTAAATACTTCAGGATAGGAGTGTTCAAGCATTTCATCAGCAGTAAATGGAAGGGTGTCTAGTAAAATATCTTTATACCAGTCATTAGGCTTTATACCTTTAAGACCATGTAGACTTAACATGCTTGGTTTACAGATTGCGAGCACAAGGTCATCATTACCTATACGCTTGTCATCAATTCCAGCTACGCGTATATTTGATGATGGATTGTTAGTCATGATATAATTGTAAAATTCAGTTTTAAATAAACGAAGTAATTTTACAGGTAATGAAGACTTTTTCTTTTTTAAGGCTTTATATATAATGGTGTAATCATCTAAGGTAACTTTTGTCATATTTAAAAGCTTACCATTTCGGAAAGACATGGTCATAGGGGAAATTTCATATCCTGAATAGCCTTTTTGATAATCAACAAAAACAAATCTATTTTGTAGCAGGTGGATTTGTTGCTTAGGCACACAGTCAACGATGGATGATAAAATCTTTTGTATATTAGTATCACTTAGAGAATATCCCAAAAATATGATAGGATACTCGACAAAAATAGTCATGAGCTTAGCTGCAAGATAGGTACATTTATTATTAAATTCTTCGTAATCTCTACTATCAATAACAATAGTTTCGGGATTTTCTATAGAACCGTGGATTTTGTATATCTCCCCTATGTTTTGTAATGACGAAAAAATCAATTCATCCTGACCAACGAAAGTGTGGAAATTTGTGTGTTTTTCAAGAAAACAATCGTAATTGGTAGTAATGAAACCTGTAATATGATTTTGAGATATTTCTTCTAATAATGTTACCTCATTTTGATATTCAGGCAATACATTTGAACGGCTGCCTATTACTGTAGCAATTTCTGCCTTGAAGGGTGTGAGGTTAGCGTTGGCAATATCAGCAGTGTATTGAGCGTCGCAATTTCTGATATTGGGATCCAAATACCATTTTTTATTGAAGTCGGCACCAATTAAAGAAGCAGCAGTTGGTAAATCCTTATTAGCTTCGTTCATGTATCCAGCAAAAGACATTGGATCTGAATTTATACGAGTAGCGAAAAGCTTCAATAGCTCAGACCAATTTGGAAGATTATAGTATCTACGAGTTAAGCCAGAGCCTGCAAAAATGAAGGGGGTAGTTGGAAAACCTGCAATTAGCTCATCAATAGTCATTTTTTACTCCTTATTTGTAACAAATAAAATACAAAATTAAAACCTAAGCCCCTTAGCAACGACCACGAATCGTATGCTAAGGGGCTTTTGTGTGTAAATAGATCTGCGGCAAATAGCTGCATATATTTACGAACGGTACTTTAAGCAATGTCAGTATAGCATACGTTTGCAGGGATATCAATATGCAGTTATGGGGGTGGCCAGCTGGCGGATACATCCAGCCACCTTTCGGAATGGCTTTTGTGGTAAAATATTAAGGTGAAGCTTGTATATGGAAATTCTGAGTGAATTTTATGGAGGGGAGTATTGTGCTAGGAAAACTTATAGTATATGCACTGCTGTTGCTTCCTGGGTTTATTGCCCTGAAGACGGCTATTGTGTTTGGGCATCATTCAGATACCCGGAACAATTTGGACAATATCCTGAGCTATATGGTGTTTGGCATCGTGTCTAATATGATTATTCTGTGGCTGGCATCAGCGGTATCTTTTATATCGGCAGACGCTACATGGGAATCTTTAGCCAGTCAAAGCACATCTGTATCATTTATTGTGAAATATATGTTCTTATCGTTGTTGGTCAGCACGTTGATTGGGGCTGCTTGGTCCGTGTGGTTTCATGCGTTGGTTATGAAACTTATCAATCGGATTAATGTGAAGTTCGGGAGAAATGAATATTTTACAGGTAGCCTGCTGGCAAGATTGTTTGATGACGGGCAGAAGCATTTTTTGATTATACAGAAGAATGGACAGGATATTGGTGTAGGATTTTTCTATGGTCTAGCAGTGAATCAAAACGGTCAGACGGAAATAAGCCTTACAGAATATCCGGAATATCGCGTAGAGCTTAATAGGGCAAGGGCCGGGAAACCGTCTTATCTTGCGAACAGGTTGCAGTCGTATGTCAATTCGGATAATGGGACTGTTATTTACGAGACGGAGTTCCCCCCGGAGTGGGCGGAGTTGAAGCAGGAGCCGAAGGACGAGAAGGCCTGTTCGGCTGAGTAGTTCCGCCTTTTATCAGGCGGATAGGTGGTGTATTGGTAGTTCTTTGCATATATGAGGTTCCTTTCAAAAATGATTATATCTTTTTCATGCCGCCCTATCCATGGGGCGGCTATTGTTTATCCTATACGTTCTGCAGTGCTCATCGGCGTTTCTTCCACGATTTCGCTCTGAGCACGCACTTCCGGTTTGAGGATGGTGTCAACGATGGATTTGTCTCGGTCGTTGGCGTTGCGGTAGGCTTGGACGAGAGAAGCTTCTTCGGGGGTGAGGGTATCGGGCTGGAGTGGCTGCTGATGATGGGGGGAGGAATTGCTGGTTGTAGGTGGCTCTTGCTGAGGAGCATGTGGATGGTCGGACAGGCCTAGCAGGTAGTCTGTGGTGACGTTGAAGTAGGAGGCAATTTTTGAAAGGGTAAGATAGTCTGGCGTGGTTATTGATTTTTCCCATCTACCAACGGCTTGTTGTGTAACGTCTAATTGTTTTGCTAATTCTGCCTGTGTAATTCCCTTACTGCTTCGTAGCGACTTAAGTCTTATTTCAAACATGGCGTATACTCCTTTCATTCTTAATACTTATTGTAAAACAAGCTGTTGTAAAAATATAACACAAACTTGTTGTAAAACTTATTGACAAACAAAACATATTGTTGTATTATATAAAACAACAATATGATGTAAGGAGGAGATTAAATGAAAAGAGAAAAATTAATAGATTATCGTGGGGAAAGGACTCAAAAGGAAATGGCTGAAGCTTATGGAGTAACGCAACAGGCATGGAATCGTTGGGAGTTAGGGCGTACAACTCCAGCTCCACATGTTATGAAACGATTGGAAATTGAAAGTGGAATACCTATGGAGGAACTTTTTTTTGACCGTTTTAACAACAATATGATGTAAAATATAAAACTTAAAAGACGAATGTTTCCTTTTGGCAGAGGAGGGCTGCGTCATGTTGAAAACCATACATAAAGCAATGTTTTTCCGGAGTAAAGAGGACAAACAGATGCGTCGCGCATTTATCCTGCGCTGGATGGTGGATGAGGGAGAAGAGTGGGGCGGCTTTTCTATTGAGCCGCCAAACATAGAAGATAAAAACGTAGTTGTCGTAACCCAGTTTCCTCACGCGGCAGAAAAGGATTTTTCCAATATGGTAAACATGATGAAGCTGATGATTAACCCAGTGGAGGTAGTGGTGGAATGAGGAGGAGAGGACGTGGAGGTTCAGAGTGTGGAAATACGAATTTTGGCATCTTGTGAGCCAGCAAAGTTCGGGAAGTTCTATGAAGATATAACTGCTTTGTTAAAAAAAGAAGGCGAAGCCCAGACGATAAACAAGGCTTCGCTCAATGTAGAGTACAGAGATAATAGAAATTTTGTTGTTGGTTCTAGTGATACTTGATGGGTTATTTAGATTGTAACAGAAAAAAATATTCTCTAAGCATGTATTTGTGTGTATTGAAGAAGGAGTGAGCGCTTTGGTGTTTAGGTGTCAGGAGACTGTGGCAAATCCATATTATCAGGCCCGGCTCCATGCAGCGGAACGTGACACAGCGTTTGAGTCGCGGGTGTCTGCTGGGGCAATGGTGGGCATCAGTTCAACGCGGCTTTATCAGATTGAGCGAGGGTTGCAGGAGCCGCATCGGGACGAACTGCTGATTATGGCAGAGGTCTATGATGCTCCGGAACTGCTTCGCTATTATTGCGATACAATGTGCCCGGTAGGGCGGCGTATTCGGGAACTGGAGGAAACGCGACCATTGAGAGAGTAGAGTGAGGGATACGAATGAAAGAGATACGTGACTTCATAAAAAGAGGGCGAGCATATTACGCTGCTCACCCTTCGGACAAATGGGCTTTGATTATCTCGATTATTGCGCTTATCGTAGCATTTGCAAAATAGCTGTGATTTCAGACCAGAAGGATTTCACGAGAGAGATAAGTGAAATGACGATGGGAGCAAACTTCCAGTCACGACATTGCTTATCGAAATATTGACTGGATGGCCGATAGCAGCTCCCTGAATTTACGTCTTAGTCGTTGATATTGGAGTCCTGATTCGGTCGGGATCATCATTTGCGTATCGCTGACATAATGGAGGCGTACAAGGGTGGAGGCATATTCTTCGGCTGCAAGGCCGTATTCCATAATGGCAGGGCCAATCTTGTTATGATAGACCTCGATATCACCACCGGAACTTTCATAGGCATTGGCCAGCATGAAGAGAAAACTGCGTGTTTTAGGCAATAAATACTCAAATTTCATAAAAATCACGCTCCTTGAGCATATTATAGCATAGGCCAGGGGAGCGAAAAGAAAAATGAGACTGTCAGATGTTCATGCAGGCGGCAACCTGCAATATTAAGGGAGGCAGTAAGTATGAATACCCATGAGAAAGCAGAAATGCTGAAAAAGAAGCTGGTGGCGATGGGAATCACCACTGAAGAAGAGCTGGATAAACGCATACAGGAGTCCGGCATAGATATCTCTATGTTTGTTCCCGTGCCAAAGGAAGGCAAGAAGTCAGCATGATGAGGATAGCAATATAGCCGCCGGCGTAAGTCTGATGACGGCAGCGGGCGGCTATTTATGCGAAAGTTTGGGAGGGCGAGAAGATTGAGAACGATTCATAAGGCGATTTTTTTCAAAACCGAAGAGGATATCAAGATGCGCCGTGCTTTTATCCTGCGCTGGTTTGCAGATGACCGGCTGAATCGCGCCGGTTTTAGCATTGAACCTCCAGAGGCACATGAAGATGTCAAGACTGTCAGCACGGAATATACCTGCACCATAGATGAGGATTTCAGGGACATGGTACATATGATGAAGCTGATGATTAACCCTGTTGCTGTGGTAGTGGATGGAGCCAGGGAGTGAGAAAGTGGGCAGCCCCATACGAAAGGAGGTGATGGCGCATGTCGTTTAAAGAGCAGAGAATCGTCCGACTGTTTGGGAGGCGCAATGGTCATGAGTCAATTGTTAAGATTCAATATGCAGATAAGAGTATCAGGGTATTAGTCAGTAAAACAAAAAAGCCCTTCCTGATTGGGGTATCAGGAAAGGGCCTGCGGGCATGATATACACGCGATGTAACAACTGCGTTTAGTATATCATTCCCACGGGCGAAAAGCAATATGATATTTGTCAAAAAAGTCTTTTGCCGCCGCGGGGCGGCATAGGGCTTGTATGCGGTATTAACTTTTTGTAGAAATCCAGGATAAGGAAACAGTTATGAGTGGGAATCGAAAAAGAACCAGACACTGCGGAAGGTATGGAGCCAGAGCAGAATACATTCAGGTAAGTTATTTCAAATACACAGAGAGAGGAGTTAGACAGGGGAGAGTACGGCAAAAGAAGTTTGAAGCCAGCACGCCCAAACAGAGGAATCTCAATGAGAAAAGAAGTAAGCGATATTTTGAAGCACTGGTTTTGTCCAATTTCCACAAAGATGACCTGCATGTGACTGTGACCTATGATGAGGAGAACCGCCCTGCTGATATGCAACAGGCAAAGAAGGCTGTCGAGAATTACATTCGGAGACTGAACTATTCCAGGAAAAAGGCGGGGCTGTCTTCGGTCCGGTATGTATGTGTTACAGAGCAAGGTGCCAATGGCCGGATTCATCATCATTTCATCATGGATGGGAATTTAGACCGTGATACCGTAGAGAAACGGTGGGGGCTTGGTTATTGCAATGCGGATCGAATTCAACCGGATAAGAAAAATGATATTGCTCCCCTGATTGGTTATTTATCCAAAGACCCAAAGGGGCGTAAGCGGTGGTCATCTTCGCATAATCTTGTCCGCCCATGGGATAGTATCAATGATAATCCTCGGATGATGAGCAGCAAGAAGATGGAACTGATGAAAGACCTGCCGGAAGACAGCGAATTCATGAAGCAAATCATCGAGGCGGATAACCCCGGCTATATGCTGGATAGTGTGGAAAAGGAATACCGGGAGGACACCTCTCAATGGTATTTCTTCTGTCGTATGAGAAGGAGAAAACAAAGTGAGAACCATAAATATTTGCAATCTGAAGGGCGGGGTGGCTAAGACCACTACCAGCATAAATCTGGCATGTAATCTGGCTGAAATGGGGAAAAGGGTGCTGCTGGTGGATAATGATAAGCAGGCCAATTCTTCGCAGTTCTTTGACCGCCATAGCTATGAGGCTCCCGGTATTGCTGAGGTGCTGACTGGGAAAGTGGCCATACGGGAGGCGGTTCAGCAGACGGCGTATTCCCATTTGGACATTTTGCCTGCTAATATGAATTTATTGGCGGCAGATAAAGAGATACTTATGGATGAAACGATGCCACAGCATGAACATTTGAAAAGAGCGCTGGCTTTTGTTGATGACCAATATGATTTTGCTGTTATTGACAATGCTCCGGACGTGTCCATGAGTGTTATCAATGCCTTGACTGCGGGAAATGACTATATTATTCCTGTGAAGATTGACCGGTTTACTTTTGATGGCGTGGATATTATGGTCGACACAGCCAATCAGGTCAGGGACAATTACAATCCTCGTTTGAATTTTTGCGGGTGTATTATCACCAGCTATCGCTTTAATGATGTGAATCGGATAGGGGCAGCATACTTGGCAAACAGCCAGTATAAGATGTTTCAGACAAAGATTCACTGGACACCCAAGGTAGATGAAGCCAGCTTCGAGGGCAAGCCTTTGCGGGAATATAGTCCCCGCTCCTGGGCGGCGAAAAATTATCGGGAAATGGCAGAGGAATATCTTGAAATGATTCAGGAGGAAAAGTAAATGGGTTTCGATATGATGACCTTGATGAATAACAAGAGCAAGGCACAGGCGGCAGGAGCAGGCAAAAAGTATGAGCTCCATAATATTCCCTTGGAAAAGATGATACCCAACCCGGCTAATGAGCGCATCTATGAGATTGGCGAGATTGAGGAACTGGCTCATTCTATCCTGCTTACGGGAAAGGTCTTGCAGAATGCTGTGGTGGCAGCGGCAGATGAGAACGGCAACCATGTCATTATCGCTGGCCATCGCCGCAGGCTGGCGTGTCAAAAACTGGTTGAGGAGGGGCATAGCGAATTTGCACAGATGCCCTGTATGGTCATGACTGAACCAGATGACCTGCTGCAGGAGCTGTTCCTGATCCAGACCAACAGTACGGCCCGTGTCCTGTCTGAAGCTGAAAAGATGCGGCAGGCAGAGCGGGCCACGGCTATTCTCAACCAGCTCAAGGAGCGTAAGCAAATCAGCGGGCGGGTGCGGGATATTGCTGCCAAGATGCTGGGAACTACCACGGGCCAGCTGGGGCGATATAATGTCATTTCCAAAGGGCTGACCAATGAAACATTGCGGGCGGCCTTTGAAAATAGTGAAATCGGCATCAGTGTGGCCTATGAGGCGGCCAGATTGTCTGCAGAGGAACAGGCGGCATTGGCTGAAAAATTAAGCCAGGGGCAGACAATCACCATAAGGGATATTGTGGAGCGGCAAAAACAGGCTGAGGTGCGGAAGGCTGCTGAGGAATCGGATATGGCATTGCCTATGCAGATGGAATATATGCTTCATATCAAACCCAGATTCAACATGACGTTGACCGTTCAATATATAGAGAAAGACGGCAAGTTTTATGCCGGGTATAATTATCGTGCTCAAAATGGCGGCGCAGCTTCGGGGATAAACTACAATTTCCCTTATGAATCCAGTCAAAAGGCTATAGAGGGGATTATGGTTAAGCTGGCCTATTATTATCCACCTTTGCATGAAGCCTTGTGGGAGAGTGGTTATAGTGTCGTAGGCTGCCCCGTAGCAAAAGAAACGTCTGCTGAATCGAAGCGGACAGAACTTCAGCCGGAATCACAGGCAGAACCATCAACAGACGAAAATACATACCACAAAGATGAGGAGCCGCCCGCCAAAGGCGCAGATGGTGAGGAACTGGAGATAGAGGATATGCGGGCTATGTGGCTGCGGAAACGGGCTTTGCGGGAAGTGGTCAAGAGTCTGAAGTGTCAAGTGGAATATGAAGCCATGCAGGTAAAGATGAATCTGGAGTCGCCGATAAAAATAAATACGCATAGTGTAATGGCGGACATTTATAATGAGTATATTGCATTGGCCAAGGAAGAAATTACTGATATTACCGCCAGATTGGGAGACTGGGAAGAACTTTTTGACCAGGAAGCGGGCGGCAAATAATCTTTAGGGAAATACCCTCAGGGGAGGGGGTGATAAAAATGGTTTCTGTATACCAAATTGATGATGTTCAAGTGGAGATTTACAATATCCCGGACATGGATGAAGGGGAAGTGGCTAAATACATAGACCTTGTCAAAGCACAAACGGACAGCAGATTGGTCAAATTGCAAATAGAACCGGTCGGTTTGGATGAAATCATGCTGAGCTATACTTGTCGGGGCGTAAAATTTGAACGCATACGCCGGATAACCGGATATTTGGTAGGGTCTATTGACCGTTGGAACAATGCCAAGCAGGCTGAAGAACGTGATCGGGTGAAACATGTTCGGGTATAGCCAGTCAAGAAGGGAAATATCATGCAGAATAGCAAAAATGTGTCCGATTCGGACACAAAACAGGAAAAAACTGAATTACAGGAGCTTATCGAAGAAGCCGTGGAACACAAGATGGAAGAGGTGGGCCGCAGGTTGATTTTGGCAGGAAAGAAAACCCAAAAGAATTGGACTAAGATGACCATGAAACGGCTTTATAGCTTCCCAATTCTGAAAGCCAACATTGAACGGTATCGAAAGGATATTGATGATATCCGGCAGGAGGAGATGGGAAAATCCAAAAGTATTGTGGAGTTCTATAGTAGGTGCAATGAATGGGAAAAGCCTGATGTAGAAGATTTGCGGGCGGCCAAGATACGTATTGTGGAAATGAAAATTGACCGGGATCAACGGGAAGTCCGGGAAATCGAGATGGCATTGGATAGTGTCCGGACAGACCAATATTATCCCATTATCGAGATGAAATTTTTTCAGCATATGACCCATGAGGAAATCGCTGAGAAGCTCCCCTGCGGAGTGGCTACGGTGTCCAGACAGTTGGGGAGATTGCTGGATATTATAAATGTTACGCTCTATGGTGCAGATGCACTGGCTCGCTGAGATGGATTGGGGATGATCCTGTGGCGAACTTATCCGAAGAAGAACTAGCCGGCATAAAGTTGGGGCCTTGCCCTTCCTGTAAGGCGGGAAACACCAGCATAAGGCCCCAGAAGGACGGCTGGTATTATGTTGGCTGCATAGAGTGCTTCAACAAGATTCTGTGTGACAGAGCCAATCTGGAGTATGCGATAGAATTATGGAACAGGAGGGCAGGACTTTGCACTATAGCCAAAAAAGAACCATGAAGAAAGGTGTACATATTTCGCGGGCGGCAGAAAGGGGAATTCGGAAGAACCATGATATTTCATGTGAAATGTTTGTTCACGAGCGTAAAAAGCCTAACGTGGGATTGCCGCATAATAAGAAAAAGACCCGCTGGCGCCCGGGCTTTTGCCTGATTTGCGGGGAACATATGGAAGTCATCACCAATTATCATGCCCAAAGCCATGGTTATAAGACGGCTGAAGAAATGATTGCGGCGGGGAAGATACGATGGGATAAATAAAAAGCCCGCCAAGAGCGGGCGGGGTTAGGATTGCCTGTTCCAGTTTAAAGCGAGGCAAACTCTATTTTTAGGCGGCATCCAAGACCAGAAGCGAGCCGCTTGAGGGTTTTAATGGAGGGGTTAGCATTGCCGTTCTCCAGTTTACTGATATCGGCCTGAGCGATACCAGTGCGGGCGGATAGCTCTTTTTGAGTAATACCTTGCCGTTCACGGGCATCGATCATGGCGCGGATAATGGCAAATTCTGGTTCTAAGGCATCATATTCGGCTTTTATTTCCGGATCTTTTAGCTGTTCATTAAGGAATTCTCTAAATTCGCTCATAGTAAACCATTCCTTTCCAAATAGTCTTTGCGGTAGCGTTTGGCTCGCTCGATTTCAGCAGGCGGCGTCTTTTGAGTTTTCTTGATGAAACCATGAGTTAATATGATTTCATGGTTGACAACAAAGAAGTAAAGCACTCGGGAAATATCAGAGCCAACTTTAGCACGTACTTCAAATATGCCGTCATCTAAGTGCTCGGAATAAGGCAATCTGAGTTTGTTGCCTTTATCTTCCAGTATTTCGATGGTACGTAACATCTTGGCTCGCATTTTCTTATCCAAGCCAAGAACAAACTCTTTTGCTGGCTTGCTGCCATTAGGGAGAGTGTAGAAATCTACTTGAAAATCAGACATTGACGCTCCTTTATGAATATGGGATAAATCTTATATTTATAATATATGTTTTATCCTATATTGTCAATAGGAGCAAAGGAGGACAAAAGGAAAATGGATAATTGTGTTTGGGAAGATTCACGGGGCTGGCGTTATAAAGTAATGCCAGGGCTGGGGCATGAGCAGTTCAAAGCCAGATATAACAAGCCGGGGAGCAGCGGCTGGCATTGCGTGAGAACATTGCCGTGGCGTGATAATCCGGAGGCGGCAGAAAATGACCTGACTGAATATGCGGGCAAAAAGCGGATGAGGAAAGTGTCGTGATGAAATGGAGAAGAGAAGCATACTGGTCACGACAGACCAGGCGGGCGGCATCATTCACGCTTGTCCGTATTACCACCGCTACGTAAAGCGCGAGAAGGGCATCAAGATTTGTCTGTGCTGTTATGGGGCCGTGGACAATGATAGTGCAATAAACTACAGAGGCAGAGTGAACTTTGACGGTGGGCAGTCGTGGAGAACATAAAATTCGGAGGGATAAACATGGCCGAATGCATGACCACAAAGATGGACAAAGCTGAATTGGAAGAATTATTACAGCGGCGCTATGGCAATAAAATTGAACCGGTGAAAGAATGCTCCGGACAAGTGAAGTGCATGCGTGGCTACTACGAACAAGTGACTCGACCGCATAATATTGTGCATCGGATGAAGGACGGACGTTTAAAGATAAAATATCCGGATGGCCATGAATCGTTCATGGACTGTTTTTGATTCAATTTAAGAAATTAGGGAAGGAGGCGTGGAAAAACATGACGGTATATGATTTGACAAGAGCGTTATGCGAGTGTGAGCCGGATGATGATGTATATATGGTCGATGGCGGAGACGATGTGCCAGTTTTATCTGTGAGCAAAAAAGATAACGGCGTGCTTATCAAGCCGTGGGAAGATGCTGTTTGGAGGGAGCTGCGAAGTAATCGTTAAATTTGGGAGGTCAATCGTTCGAAAATCGTCAAAAAAACGCCGCGAAGCCTTTATTTTAGCGGGGGAAATCGTTTGAGAGGTATTCAGACGATTTTGCGAGGTTGGGCGGGCGGATGATGATGGAGTATAAGGAGGGTGCAGTAATGATTAAAAGATACCACAATAAAGCTGCTATTCGAATTGAACGGAATATATTTGATAAATTGCGGGGCTATGCTGGTGACGGGCGCCGCAGACGTAGAAAGGCTTTCGCTATGGCACTATTGTTAGATAATGGAGGAAAATATAAATGACACTTGGCGAATGGATAATTCACTTAGAGTCTGGATTTGAAGATTATCCCATAGAACAAGAATATCCTGGAGAAGTTACCCGGCAGG